TGATGAAAGAAGCTCCAGGTGAAGTAGAATTACTTAGAAGATATTTAAGAGAAAATTATGAAGGCACATACGCAGAATTTTTAAAGAACGAAGTAGATCCAGAAAAATGGATTTATTACCAAAACCCATTTCCAGAAAACTATAGACTTGGTGGACGCGTAGGCGCAGCAAAGGGTGGTTTTATTAGATACCTGTTAAAACTTTTAGGTATAGGAGGTGACAAAGGTATTGGATCAATGATGCAACCTAAAACTCCTGCCGGCAACATATCCATGAGAAATTTAGTTCCTGATAATGAATTAGACATGAGAGTAGCTAGAACAAGTTTGATGGACAGAGATCCAAGGTTTAGGGAGTACATAATGGGTGAATCTCAAGTCGATAATGAGATGTTCCAAAACATGATAGATCTTGGTTTACCTAGAAGTGTTTCAAGAATGTCAAACCCAGTTTTTGCAAGACACATGAGAGAAGGTTTTGCTAGAGGGCCTGTCAAAGGAGAAGGTATTATGAGTACCAGCAAACTTGATGATGAGATTAGAAAAATGATGGATGACATGGAGTCTATGAAAAGACAATCAGAGAATTATGTAGCTGAAGCTGATTTTGCTGTAAGAGGAATGAGACAAAAAGAAATGATGTTAGATGATCTTGTAAAAGACTTACAAGATGGCGTTCCTCCAAGAGAAGCAATTCAAAAATTTATAGATGCGTACAACAAACTAAGAGAACCTAATGCAAGCGGTGGAAGAGTAGGATTAAAAGGTGGAGGCATTGCCAATTTAATAAGAAGACTTGTAGGCGCAGACGAAGAATCAATGTTTCCAAGAAAACCTTTTGACACTGGACACAAACCAGATGTTGTTGCAGACCTACAACAGATGAGAAGGATGTCTAGATCAGAGCCAGGTTTAGATTTAGATCAGTATGCAGAAATAGAACAAATGGTTTTGGATTCACCTCGTTATAAAGGTTTAATGCAAACAGGAATGCTCCAAGAAATAGATTACGAGAAGTTTAGAGCACACATTTTGTATGATGATGCTAAGTTACAAAAACTGATGGAGATAGATCCAGAAGGTACAGACATGTACATTAGAATGGTCTATAGACTTCACGGCAGTGAGTCAGGTTTTGCATCAGGTGGTATTGTTAATACTCTTGCAGCTCCAGAATCTACAGTAGCGCAACGAAATGCAATGACTAACGAAGACTTGTATGGAATTAATCAACAGATGTCACCTTTTCAAGATCGAATAAGTCAGCTGGCGAGCAATCCCTTTTTTGCAGAAGCAAGAAAACAAAATCAAGAGTTTCAGTTAAGACAAAACGAACAAATGCAAAACTATAGAATGCAAGAAATGCAAGCTCAACAAGGACTAGCAGATACATATGCTGGTATGGACGATTTTCAACAAGTTGGTGTGGGCTTAGATCAAAAACTAGAGAGTTTAGGAAGAGGGCTATCCCAAGGACAAGGACAAATATTACAACAATTAAGAAACGATAATAATAATGGAGTTAACCCGTACGGTAATAATATGTTTGGCAATCAAGTATTAGGTGGTATGTCAGGCTTTGGTGTAGGAAATTTATTCGGAACAAGGAGATAACATGGCGATAGATAAAAATATACCTGATCAAGGAGTGGATGAATTAAAAGATCCAACTACCGTTTATGATGAGGAAGTAGAACTAGAAGCAGAAGACCCACAACCTTCTAACGTAGAGATGTTTGAAGATGGTGGTGCTGTTATAAATTTTGGTGAACCACAACAGGAACAACCTATGGCTGGTCACCAAGAAAACATAGCAGAAGTCTTAGACGAAAATGTTCTTAATGAAATATCAAACGAAGTTATGGAACAATACGAAGACTGCAAGTCAGCTAGAAGTGATTGGGAACAAACTTACGTAAACGGATTAGACTTACTTGGATTTAAGTACGAAGACAGAACTGAGCCTTTCCAAGGATCAAGTGGGGCTACCCACCCAGTTCTTGCAGAAGCAGTAACACAGTTTCAAGCACTAGCTTACAAAGAACTTATGCCTGCAGGTGGTCCTGTTAGAACACAGATTATAGGATTAGAAACACCGGAGAAACAAAAGCAGTCAAAACGTGTAAGAGAGTTCATGAACTATCAGCTAATGATAAACATGAAAGAGTATGAACCTGAGTTTGATCAAATGTTATTTAATTTACCGTTGTCTGGTTCTACATTTAAAAAAGTTTATTACGATGCAGTTCTTGCAAGATGTGTATCTAAGTTTGTACCAGCAGAAGATTTATATGTTCCTTATACTGCAACGTCATTAGACGATACAGAGTGCATTATTCACAAAATACAGATGACTAAAAATGATGTCATCATGCAACAACTAGCAGGTGTATATAGAGATATTGATTTAGGAGAAAGTGGATCTGTTAATCCAGACGCTGTCTCAGATAAAAAAGATGAACTATCTGGTGTTGATCCAGATAAGAACGAAACATTTACAATCCTTGAGGCTCATGTCCATTTAGAAATAGAAGGATTTGAGGACATAGATCCAAAAACAAATGAGTCTACAGGAGTCAAGTTTCCTTACATAGTAACCTTGGACGAAGGTTCAGGAGAAGTCTTAAGCGTAAAAAGGAACTGGGATGAACAAGACCAGACCAAAAAACGTAAAGATTATTTCGTCCACTTTAAATTTCTACCAGGACTCGGATTTTACGGGTTCGGCTTAATTCACATGATCGGCGGATTGTCCAGAACTGCAACAGCAGCACTAAGACAACTTTTAGACGCCGGCACCTTGTCAAATTTACCGGCCGGATTCAAGATGCGAGGCATCAGGGTCAGAGACGAAGCTCAACCGTTGCAGCCGGGCGAGTTCCGTGACGTTGATGCACCTGGTGGAAACCTTAAAGATGCATTTATGCCATTACCTTTCAAAGGTCCTGATGGCACGTTATTACAGTTGATGGGTGTTGTAGTAAGCGCTGGTCAACGATTCGCGAGTATAGCAGACCTACAAGTTGGTGACGGTAATCAGTCAGCAGCTGTTGGTACTACAGTTGCGCTCTTGGAGCGCGGATCGCGGGTTATGTCAGCGATACACAAAAGAATTTATGCAGCAATGAAATGCGAGTTTATGCTTTTAGAAAGATGTTTTGTAACTTATCTACCATCTATTTATCCGTATGATGTTGTTGGTGGTCAGAATGAAATATTTAAAGCAGACTTTGATCAAAAAGTAGACATCGTTCCAGTTGCTGATCCAAATATTTTTTCACAGACACAAAGAATTGCTATTGCACAAAGTGAATTACAAATTGCAATGTCAAATCCTGCTATGCACAATATTTATCATGCATACAGACACATGTATGAAGCGTTAGGTGTAAAAGATATCGATATGGTACTACCACCACCGCCACAACCACAAGCAATGGACCCTGGTACAGAGAATGTTTTGGCGTTAAATGGTAAAAAGATACAAGCATTTCCAAAACAAGATCACCAAGCGCACATGAAATCGCATTTATTGTTTATGGGTACGACTATTTGCAGAAATAATCCTCAAGCGTTAGGAATTTTACAGCAAAATTGCATGGAACACATAGTTTTGATGGCTGGAGAGCACGTTGAGATGGAATATCAGCAAGAAATTCAGCGTATGCAGCAATTATCACAGCAAATGGCACCAATCATCCAACAAATGCAGCAAAATCCGCAAATGATGCAGCAAAATCCGCAAATTCAGCAGTTTCAACAGCAACAAGCAGAGTTACAAGTGGCTATTGAGGCACGTAAAGCAACATTAATTTCTGAGTTTATGGAAGATTATGCAAAAGCTGAAAAAGAAACACTTAATCAGATAGAAGGTGATCCGTTATTAAAATTAAAAGACAGAGAACTTGACATCAAAGCAGCACAAGAACAAGCTAGACAAAGTGAGGCAGAAGATAAGTTAAACTTAGAGAGATCTAAAATGTTACAAGCTAAAGAGATAGCTGAAGATAAAATGGAGCAAAATGATCAGCACCAAAAACTAAGAGCTTCAGTATCTTTGGCAAAAGACGGTATAAAAGAGATGAAAGCAAGTATCTTAGAAAAGAGGAGTGATTAATGGTTGACTACACTAGTACATTTGGAAAAGGAGTTATGCCTACGTTTGCTATGCGACCTGGGCAAGGTAGCACTTCTTGGATGTATGGTGGAGACGAGTCTAAAGTTGTAATGGATGAGTACTTAGCAGATAGAGCTGCAAAGAAAGCAGAACTAAAAGATGATTTTACAAACAGTACAATTCCTGCTCTTAAAGCTCTCTTGAATCCCGATGAACCAGAAGCAGATCCTTTAGATGCTTATTTTGAACAAGCTAATGCAGAAGCAGAAGCAGCACAGCTAAGTAAAGAATTAAACGCAAATGCAGCAGCAGTACAAGCCATGACGTCCGATGATGCCTACACATACACACCAGAGGATCAAGCTGCATTAGAAGCATCTGAACTTGGTGAAGACATAATGTCAGCAGGAGGTATGTTAGGAGGCGGACCAGCAGCACAATATTTAGGAGCTAGACAAGCTTTAGATCTGGTTGATTCTGCTCAAGGTAAAATTAGAGGCGGAGAATCTGTAAAAAATACAATTAAAAAAGCTCTTAACGCTCCAGGTATTAAAGGACAATTAGCAAAGAAAATAGCAATGAGAGCTGCTTTGATGGGAACTGGTCCCTTAGGTATAGCTATTTTGCTTGGTGATCTTGCTTATATGGGGGCTAAAGCAGGGAGTGGGTACCTTGCAGATAAAGGGTATATAGAACAGGATTATGTAGGTAACTTTGAAGATGCTGTTGGTGAAAGTGCTGGTAATTTTATGGATATGATTAGAGGAGATGAAGACTTTGAAGTAGGGTCTAATACAAAAGCAGACGGTGGTCGTATAGGCTTTATGGACGGAGGCATGGGTTTTAAAGATGTAATAGAACGTTTTGCTGAAGGGTTAACTGAAAGAGAACTTATAGAATTTGAAATGATGTCACCAGAACAGCAAATGGAAGTAATGAAACGTGCTGGTGTTATGAGAGATGACATGAATACAGGTGGTCGTGTTTATTATGCTGATGGAACTAATGAAGAAGGAGTACAAGGTTATTCTGATAAGTCTTTCTATGATGGTAGTGGACCGATAAGTGAAGAGGTATACGATTTAAAAGGAAGATACATGGACGATTTAAACCCGACTGGTATGGAAGCTTTTAAACAAATGACTGAACAATTTTCTGACGTAGCTCCTGAACAGATAATGGATATTATAGAAGATAAGTTTCCTCAATATATGAACGATCCAACTGATCCTTTTGCAGGAATGGAAATGGAAGGTGAAATGGCATACGGCGGTCGTGTTGGATTACAAGCTGGAGGTTTGCCTTTCACACCTTTTATGGCTCCTAATTATGCAGCGCAATACTATAACCAAAACTTTAATGTTCCAACAATAGTACCGCCTGCAATTCAACCTATTCTTGATCCAGACGCGAATAATTCTGGTGCGACAGGTCCTATGCCGCCAGAAGGTTTTGGATCTCTTGGTCCAGAAAATATAAAACCTCTAGGAAGCAAAGGACCAGAAGATAGAATGGAAGGGTTTAGACCACAAGATAACCCACTTAGTTTTTCAAATCCAGCTAACCAAACTACTATGAAATTTGTAGATGGCAAACTGGTATACGACAATGTTAATCCATACCTTAGAACCGGAGTAGTGCCTGGAGATGAAGTGCCAATAGCTTCTCCATTGTTTGCAGGACTTAATTTACTTGGTGGTTTATTTGGTTTTGATCAGAAACAAAAAGAAATTGACGATGAAATAGCAGAATTTAATCAAAAAACAGCACAAGAAGTTATAGAGCGACAGAAAAAAGAAAAAGAAGAGAGAGAAGCAGCCGCAGCTCAAAAAGCAGCAGAAGAAGCAGCAGCAGAAGAGGAAGCACAAACTTTAAAAGAAACATATGCAGCTAATCAATATAGTGGTGGAACTGGAAGTGGAGATAATAAACCTAGTGGCACAGGAACATTTAGTGGCGGAACAGTATCAGGATATACAGGGGGAGCTCAGTCTCCTCACAGCTCAATGAGCACAGCTACTCAATCTCAAGTCAACGCTGCAATGAATGCGAATAAAAATAAGAATAAGAATAAGGATAAGGATAAGAATAAAAATAGTGGTGGTGGCGGAGGTTACCATGGTGGTGGAGCAGATCATGGCGGAAAACAAGGTCAGTCTAGATGTTTTGTTAAAGGTACTATGGTTGAGATGGCTGACGGCACTACAAAAGAAATTACAACTATTACTCCTGGAATGGAAACAAGAGGTGGTACAGTTGAGTTTGTTCTACAAGGACTGCCAGTCGATATTTGGGATTACAAAGGAGTAAAAGTTTCTGGAACTCACTGGGTTGTGGAAGACAATCAATTAATTGCTGTTGAAGACAGTAAGCATGGAATTAAAACAGATATGTTTGAACCTGTTTATTCTATGAAAACATCTAAACAAAGAATGTGGGTTAAAGGCATAGAGTTTGGTGACTTTGAATCAGGCACAGATGAAGATTGGGAACCTTATTTTGAAAAAGTAAGACAAGACTTAAATAAAAAATTACATGAAAAAAGAAAAGAAAATCAGCAAAGTGATGAGAGAGTTTAAGTCTGGTAAACTTAAATCTGGTAAATCTAAGAAAAAAGTGGTAAACAAAAAGCAAGCAATCGCTATCGCGCTCAGCGAAGCGGGTGTTTCTAAGAAGAAAAAAAAGAGGAGGACGACATGATCCAAGACTTAAGAGAAAAAATTATAGACAAGTGGTCTGAGATGGGTTGGAAAACTAAAGTCATCGGTGCCGCTGTTATCGTTATAATTATAATAGGAATAATCACATAATCACATGATACTTGACGTAGTCAAACTAGCAATCGGCGCTGGCACCCACATTATGAAAAACAGACAGCAGCGCAAAATGCTCGAGTCAGATGCTGCAATGTTGCACGCACAGAAAATGGCTAATGGTGAAATCGAGTATCAGGCAGCCGTAAGACAGTCAAACGACAAGGGATGGAAAGACGAGTTCGTGCTTTTGCTCGTAAGTGCGCCCGTGATATTGTTGATATGGAGTGTCTTTAGTGAAGATCCAGACATTCAAGCTAAACTGCACATGTTCTTTGAGCAGTTTAATAATCTCCCTTTCTGGTACCAGACCCTATTCGTCGGGGTCGTTGCGAGTATATACGGTTTGAAGGGCGTAGATATTTTCAAGAAAAAATAGATTGACTTAATCTTACATTGGGGGAAAAAATGGGGGAAGAAGATAAACCCAAGAATCCACTTGATGAATTCTGGGAAAGACTAGGAGACAAAGATAAAAAATATGTCAGAAGCTACAGACCCAATAAGCGTCATATACCGACTAAAAAAGAGCATGCAGACTCAGATGGACGATCTAGTACAAGCTCTAGCAAACGGCGGGATTGACAGCATGGAAGATTATAAGTATATAATAGGTAAGATTCATGGAATCGACTTAATAAATCAGGAACTCTCTAACCTGCTAGAACCAAAGGAGCCAGAACCACATGACACAAACGTCACACGCATTAGAAAATAAATATAACGCTGAGGACGATGCAAAAAAGATTGCACAACACGAAGCAGAAAAAGAACCCACAAAAACAAATTTAGAAAAATTACCCAACCCTACAGGTTGGAGATTATTAGTTATGCCTTTTAGAGTGAAAGAGAAGAGTGAAGGCGGAATTATTATTGCACAAGAAACATTAGATAGAGCAAGAGCAGCTGTACAAGTTGGTTATGTCTTGAAGATGGGACCACTTTGTTACAAAGATGAAGAAAGATATCCAACAGGTCCGTGGTGCAAACCAAAAGATTGGGTGATCTTTGCAAGATATGCAGGATCACGCATG